AAAGTTAAAATCTTTACCACTTTAAAGTGCTAAAGCGCGCCGAAATTTCCCCCAATATCGCCGTGAACTTTGTGCACAATGCCGAACGTGCCAAATCGGCCCCGGTGATTCACTCAAGTAAAGTGATGATGTGAAATGCTAACATAAAGAAAGGCCCCCGGAAAAACCGGGGGGCCATGATGTTATGCAAGGCTAGAGAACGGTGTTGCGTTTTTCGTCCAAATGTTGTATCTGATGTGATTAGTCGAATGCAAGCGGAAGTGATAAACACCAGTAGTAGGGATAGCAAAAGGTGTTGCAAAATGGACTACAAGATTGGCAGTATCGCCAGCAAAGTCAAGGTCAAAGCTGGTTACAGGTTTAGAATATGCGGCCCCCGCTGCATCATACATGATGATGGCGGTAGGCGCGTCAATGTGATTTTGCCAAAGTGTGGGGAAACTGCTTACAATATAAGGAACAATTACAGGGATATCAAGAAAAGTGAAAGTCGTCTGTGATTCGTAACGATGCGGGAAAAGAGTAGTTTCATCGAGTTGTGTTCCTTTGATTTCGCTGTCCTCAGGGTAAAGCTTATCCAGAAACGCCAGAAAATTGATATTAGCAAGTTTGCTGTTTACCGCTGTCACCGCTTCTGCAATGGTCTTGTCGGGGTGCTGCGCGTCCCAGTCACCAATGCTGGCGTTTGCCTTATCAGCAGCGGCCTGTGCCGCGTTGATTTTGGTATCCTGCGCGGCCTGTTCCTGTTCATAGGTGGTTTTAGTGACGAACCCGCTCACGTCAGGGATAGCACCGCTCACATCCGTCACCGCCTGTGCAATGGTCTTACCGGGGTGCTCTGCATCCCAGTCGCCAATACTGGTATTGGCTTTGTTGGCAGCAGTCTGTGCGGCAGTGATTTTAGCATCCTGTGCCGCCTGTCCCTGATTGTAGGTCGTTTCAGTGACGAACCCGCTCACGTCAGGGATAGCACCGCTCACATCCGTCACCGCCTGTGCAATGGTCTTACCGGGGTGCTCTGCATCCCAGTCGCCAATACTGGTATTGGCTTTGTTGGCAGCAGTCTGTGCGGCAGTGATTTTAGCATCCTGTGCCGCCTGTCCCTGATTGTAGGTCGTTTCAGTGACGAACCCGCTCACATCAGGAATAGCACCATTCAGGCGGGTGACTTCCTGTGCAATCGTCTGGTTCGGGTGTTCTGCGTTCCAGTCGCCGATAACTGCGGCGTTCGCGTCCGCTTTGGCGTCAACTGCCGCAATTTCGTTTTCAACGCTGGTCGCGCACTGGCTGATAGTCTGGTTCGGATGCTCCGTCTCCCAGTCACCAATGTTGGCATTTGCCTTATCGGCTGCGGCCTGTGCAGTGTCAGTTTCAGACTTGAGGGCCAAAGCAGAAAGGGGCTGGAAACCGTAGTTGTCAATCGCTTTTTCGTTAATAGAAACAATGAATTTGCGTTTTGCCATATTCTGACGGTCGATGTTCTGACCAGAAGAAAGGGTAGGGGCGTAAATCGATAAATGGGAAGAGTTTGCGTATTTCACATTCAGCGTGTCCGCTGCGTTAAATTCTGTCTGATTGACTTTGTGGTTTGCGATGTCCCGCACCTCTTCGACGTCAGCCGCGATGGCATCACACCGCCCGTTCAGGGCAGTATCAGCGTTGGCGCGTGCAAGCTCTTCCTTCTGCACTTCCTGTGCAATGGTCGTGTCCGGGAAAACGTCATCCCAGTCAGATGCATTGCTTTCAAGGCTGGTCAGGCGGGCGGCATGTTTTGCGATTTCTGCCGCATTGTCAGAAATGTTTTTCGCGTTGTTGCTGATATTGGTGTTCTGAATGACCTGTTCAGCTTTCAGGGCATCAATGTCAGTCTTGTTGGCGATAATGCGGTCGCTCAGCGCGGTATCAGCGTTTTCACGGGCCTGTGCTTCGGCAGCGTCTGCCGCCTTATAGGCTGCGTCAAGGTCAGAAATTGCCTGCTGGCGGTCGGTGGTCTCTTTGGCGATAGCAGCGGCGTTTGCCTGCTCTGCCGCCTTTGCGCGGTCGATTTCGGCGTTCAGGCTGGCGGTCAGGTCAGTAATGTTGGATTCGACAGTATCCAGACGTTCGCCCCACGCGGCCATATCCTTTTCCCACTGAATAACCTTTTCGTTCCAACCGTTGATAAGGTCGGTAAACTCCTTGTTATCTTTCTGGAACTGCTCAACCAGACGGGACAGGTCAAGCACGGTTTTCTTCAGGTCTGCGAACTGTCCGTTATAGTCGGATGTCTTGACCCAGTATTTTGTCTGTCCTTCCGGGTACGGGGGCAGCTGTGCGCCCTTCGGCACATAGCACTTTGACGTGTAGCAGTCGCCGTTATGCACGACAATTGTCAACGGCTCGTACTCCCGTTCGTCGTCCCACTCCACAGGGTCTGCGAAAATCGGAACATACCGTGCACCGATGTACATGCTCGTGCCGCCCTTGAACGGGGGCGGGGGGCACGGATGCGGGTGCGGCGGGCATCCGTGCGGATGGCAGCAGTCGCCGCCCGGGGCGTGCGGTGCGCACGAAATGGGGAAATCATTGCAGTTACAGTTTGCCATAATAAAGATGCTCCTTTCTCAGTAGTAAACTACCAGATGCCCATACCCCGGTTTATCGGGGTCAAGCAGGGTATCAAAGTGCAGGAACGCCCAGCTTGCGGGGATATAGGCGACAAAGTGCCCGTCGTCGTCAAGGCCAAAGAACACAAATCGCACCATCTGATAAATAATATCGGTCATGTTTGTGTTGACCCATTCAATGAACGTATCCTTTGTAAAGTCTCCGGCTTTCAGCTTTGCGAACAGCTGGCAAGTCGCTTCTTTCAGCTGCGCGGTCAGGGTATCCAGACCGTCAAGGCGGGTATCCTGCCCGATATCGTGCTGCCGCAAGGTTTCGGTGTTGGTCAGAGCCTGTTTCAGCTGGTTCACCAGCCAATACAAGTCATACTGGTAGTGATCGCCGGGTGCTGCATACGGGGGCGACGTCTGAAAGATAAACGGTGTGCTGATATCGGGGTTCTTCGTTTCGTCAGCCATAAAGCTACTCCTTTCATAAAATCCCCCCGCTTGCGCGGGGGTCGGTCAGTTAGTGTTTGCCGTTCAGCTGCGTGAGCAGGGCGTCAGCCTTGAGCGCATTGGTGGTGAAAGAGTTATTCTTCCACCATGCAATCAGGGCGGCAACGGTGGTAAAGCCCGCCGTTACCAGCTGTTCCAGAGTCTCCGACTCGATGGGCAGGGGGCTTTTGCCGCACGCGCTCAGAATCTGGTTGACGATAGCCAGAATCAGAATAAGGGTGCGTGCGACCGTACCGGCAGAAATGTGCAGATTTTCCATAGTTAATCTCCTTTCAGTTGGTTGATATGTTCTAAATTATCAATGCGATAATTTGCGACTTTGATTTGTTCCTCAATGACGGGGATTTTCTCAGCAAAGGAATTGTGCTTGCGGACTTCCCGCGTCAATTCCTCAATTTTCACGTCGGTGATGGCCTGCGATTTGCTGTTAGCAATCAGGACACCCGCAAGGGTCACAATTCCAGACACAAGGGCGGCTATAATTGCATCCACGGTCAAGCCCCCTTTTAATACACATCCAAACAGAATTTTGCATGATAGTCATTGGCAATTGTCATGTACACGTCAAACAGAACGGTATCGCGCTCTGCATCAATCATCTGTTGGGTAGTAGTAACACCAATGTTACCTTGCTTAACCCAGCCATGATTATACATGTCTGTGACCTTCTCTTTGCCCACCTCTTTGGCATCTTCGTGCCGGATATCGTGGGCCTGCGTTTTTGTGTCGGTCGTGCCTTTGGTCGTGCCGTCCGTCTGGCTTCCGGTGGTCTGGTCTTCGTGCCCGTGGGTCTCCGTGTCAGATGTGCCGGTGGTGTTGGTGGTCGAATTGGCGACGGTGGTAGACGTTCCGACAAAATCGGTAGTTTCTTTATGCTCACCGTTTTCGGTGCTCTTAAAGGTTTCCTCTGCCACGGTGTGTGTTTGGTCGTCGGGCTGGTAGTCCGGCGCGTTTTCAGGGGAAATATCGCGGGTCACAGTCTGGTCAAGTTTCTTTGTGCTTTCCGTGGTCTTTTTGTCCGTGCCTGCCACGTCCGTTTTATTCGTGGTCGTGGTGGTGCTGGTATCGTCTGTGATAGACTTTCCTTCGGTCTCAGTGTGCCCGGTTCCGGCAGTTTCGTCGTGCAGTTCAGTGCTTCCGGTTTCGTGATAGTCTCCGGTCGTCACCTGTCCCACGGTCTGGCCGCTCTTGCCGCGATTGACGGCGGTTCTGTCCTGCGTGGTGTCGCGGTCAGTGGTACGGATATCGGTCGTTCTTTCCTGCACGTCCGTGTTCCAGATGGGATTGTATTTCAGCTGTGTAGTGCTATAGAGCTTTTCCCAGATGGGCATGCTCTCCTGCACCCAATACTTGATTGCATCCACCATCCAATACGGGTCAGGCCGGTAAAGGGGTGCGAGACCGTGCTCCCGCATGATGATGTGAATTGCAAGGTCTCTATCCATGCCAGCAGGCACAGCAAAATCACGAAACAGACCTTCCGGGATATTGCACAGGAGCTTGCACGCACGGTCGATAGCATCACTGTTTTGGTTCGTGCTGTTTTGGTTCGTCATGCTCCCCCAGTACATTGGCATCTTCTGCACCCCCTTCTCTCAGCTCTGGCGGTTCGTTGATTTCAATAGAGATATCGGTTCCATACATATCATTGCACACTTTCACCGATTCGTCAAGAGATATTTTCCAGACTTCCCGGCGATTGTATGTTTCAGCGTCCGCGCTTGCGCTTTCATTCGTTACAAGCCGTTCTTTCTTATCAGGCTGCACCCGGATACCCAGCTCTTTGTAAAAGTCCTGCAGTGTCTTGCGTCTCAGGTCGTACAGGTCAGGCAGGATAAAGTTTTTCGACAAATCGCGGTCAAACTGCATGATAGGCAGCTGATACTGTGCATCGTTTTTGTTCATGACAGGTTTTTGCAACTGCCCGTTTACTACAATGGCGGGTTTGCCGTTTTCAAGCTGTTCAAAAATCGTTTCAAGGGTGCGGCGGTCTTTGTCGTCTTTGGCGATGGCAGCATATGCAAAGCGGCTGTTAACGACGGCTTGCCGGATAGACACCTCAAGCTGCTGCATTTCAACGGCGTATTTTTCAATGATATCCCAGACCCCGCGATAGTCGGGGGTCAGCTTGATAACGGCGCACTCCGTGCCAATTTCAAGCGGCCTGTCAAACTGAAAGAACGGGGTTTGCACCATCATGCCGCGCGGCTGGAACTGCAAACCAAAGCCCGTAGGCGCACCCGGCTGCACAACAAGGCCGTATGTTTTTGAGTTGAACACCACGGCATAGCCCATGCGCAACAGCTGGTAAAGAAACGCGTCATAGTCCCAGCCGATTTGACCCGGCCCCGCCTTCGGCAGGCCGTGAATCTTATAGAGGGCACGCATGCGCTGAAAAAACGACCGCTCCCAGTAGTTGAGAACGTCCGTGCTCAAAGACGGGGGACGGAACCCACCGCACGCCTGCACGTCGTAAGCTCCCTGATAGCACTGATACATGGTATCACCTTTCCTTCCTTATTCGATAAACACACCGCCATCCATGGCGGCATTGATGTATGCGGTTTCTGCGCTGGTCGCCATAGGTGCAGCGACGGAAAAACCACGCGTCTGGCAGTATCCTGCGGCGGGGGTGTCAATCTTCATCACGGGATGTCCGTACATAGATTGAAAGTTTGTATCGTCCGTGGGCGGGTAGTAGAGCAGGGTCAAACATGCTTCCATGGACTGTAATGCCGTCGCGTTTCCGGTCATGCTGCCCGCGCACTGCGCAACGGGGGGAATCATCTGCATGACCGCACCACCCAGTGACTGCATTGCAGCACCCATGTTCCTAGCTCCGGCAGACGGACTTTTAACCAGTTCCCCGTGAATGGGGCCGATATCAATAGGAAAGCTTGCGGCGCTGCTCAGTGCACCACCGCCCACCTGTAAGCCAATACCAATTGCGCCAATGGTAGCTGCAGCCTGATTGCCGGTCAGGCTGATATTGCTTGCACCAATAGCATATTGGCTTGCAATATTTGCACTGCCCACGTATACGGTGTAAGTGCCGGCATCCACCTTGACCGAAATATTGCCGTCAAGGAACGAACAGCACCATGTAACGGTAAGGGCTGTAACGTTGTTCACCTTATCGACAGGGATTGACACAGTTCCAATGAATGGCACATACAGCAGCATTTGGCAGTTCAACCGTTTCCAGTCAGAAACGGGCCACGGAATCGGAATAGCGGTTTCTCGCTTGATCTGCGAATGCCCCATAACGCCGCCAGAAACACCGGTGTCAAAGTCACCCAGAAAGACGTTTTGATTGCTCTGCGGGATAACACTTGCCTTAATCGGAATCCAGATGCAGGAGCGGATACAATCCACAGCCGCGCCGCCGTACACAAAGTTCTTTGCCAGATACTTGATAGCCTTATCCGTGGAGCTGTCTGCACCGCTGTAAGTTTCCGTGGTGCTGCCAACACGGGAAACAACACCGCCTTTTGAATCCAACATAGGGGGGTACGTGTCCACGGTGTTTACCTGTGTCGTTTTGGTCTGCTGGTCAGAAATCATCTGCCCAAAATCGGCGGCGATGTCCTGTTGAATGCTATCAATCAGGCGGGAAAGCGCCGTCTTATTCATTACATAGGTGGTGACACCGGAACTTTTGCCCACGGCAGACAGGATAAACGCGCCCTGCGTGCTGTCGATGCATTCATCTGTTACATCGAGTGAAACACTTGCCACTTGCGGACGCTGTGCAACGTTTTGGCGGCTGTCCTGCACACGGTAGCTGTCGCCGGATGCATCGAATTTGTTATGCCCGTACACAATATATGCTTTAGTTTTCTTGATATCGTCCGCAAAGGTCGCCAATGCATCAATGGTGCAGGAAAATTTCCAGTTGTTGGCGTTCAGGGCGGTAATATCCTCAATCCAGTAATATGCGTGGGTTTCCTCGATGTAACAGTAATTGTACTGCGGGGAAATGTTCAGGCTGTTCAGCCGCACATAAAATACCGGTGCTTCCATGCTGCACGCCCGTTTCATGTAAAACGGAAACTCGTCCGGCAGCTCAGAAAGCGGAATGCGTTTTGTGCTGTTGAGACGCTTCGAGACCTTGCCCAGATGTGCATGATATCCGTGTTCGATACCTTCGTTATGGTCTGCCATAAAATACCTCACTTTCCTATAAAATAAAAACAGGGGGCGGGGTGAACCGCCCCCTGTACATTCAGTTTGTCGGGGTTATAATAGAACCTTTTACGGTTCGTCGGACATGAACATCAGAATTGCGTTCTGCGTCGGGTTCTGCGTATAGTTCATCTTCCAGTGGTGCTCAGTGTTGTAGTACTCGCCGGAAATGTTGAAAGGCGTGGTGTACACGCTATCCTGATAGTAGGTGGTCGCCATGGCCTTGCGGTCATACAGCAGACCCACGACGTAGGGCAGAGCGACAGCGCCGCCCGTCACCTGTTTGCCGGTGTTCACATCGAACTGCGACGGGATGCAGGAGATAGCGGGTTTGTCGTTGATGTTCTGCCAGAAATCAACGCCCTCATAGTTGCCGAAACTCAGGTAACCGGGGCCAAAGATGGCAGGATAGACCCAGCTCCTTGCGTCGTTGATAAGGGGCTGATACAGCAAAAGTTTCTGTTCGCTCTTAGGAGTGTGACGCAACAGATGCAGCGTGTTGCCGCCGTCGTCGGTACATACGGGGGTCTGGTGGTACAGCGTGCTGCTGTTCTCCATCAGGCTGCTGGTAGTTTCCAGCCACGACACGAAAAAGGAAAGAAACTCCTGCAGATGGGCGGTCAGCAAGTCGTGCGTGGTGTAGGTCGTACCACGGGCCGTGTTGAATGCTTTGGTCAGATTCACGTGGCACTCGTCGTGGTCAGAGTTGTACAGCGCACCCATAAAGTTGATGACCTGTGCGCGGTTCTCTGCAGTTTTCCACCGCGCGATGTCGTTTGCAATTTCGGTAGTCATGGCGGCAAGGAACGCGCTGAACTCGCTTTCACTGGTGAATGCGGTCTTGAGCTGGTTTCTGAACGTGGTGTAACGCTGGTTCAAAACCTTCTGCCCACCATAGAAAAGTTCAAGCGGATAGCGCTTCTTGATCTTGTACATGTCCACGCTGTTACCGTCCACCAGAATGTCGTTATTCTGCGCGGTGTTGATGAATTTGGATTCATCGAAATCACCAGAGAAGAAAGCGATTTCGCGGACGAACAAGCCCCACTCCTGCCGGTCGGTCTCGATGCTGGTAAACCGGCCCGCATAGGAACGGCTAGAAATGACCGTGCGCGCAATCATGTTAGAAAGCGCCTGCAGGGTTCCTTCCATGCTCTGGTCAAGACACATCTGGCCAACCTGAATGAAACTTGCGGTGTTGATGGCCTGAATGGTCGTAGTTTGTCCGGTCACTTCCTTCACCAGCGCATTGGCAATGGTGTAAATGTCGGTCGGACGGAACACGCTCATGCCCTTCAACTCCGGCATGTTAGTACGGGATTTTGCCATTGGATGCTCCTTTCTGCCGTTACTTCACGGCGCTAAAATCGGGGCTTGCAGGCGCTTCGGCAGGCTGCACCAGCCCCAGAATGATATCTTCCACACTGGTAACAGGGGCAGGATTGCCCACCGTGCCAGCGGTCGGAACGTTTCTAGCGTTGATTGCGGCGGTCAGGTCTGCAATCTGCTGCGCCATTGCCGCCATAGGGTCAGGGGTAACAGGCTGCTGTGCTGCAGGAGCAGCGGGGGCCGCGCTCTGTGCCGGGGCCGTGATGGGCTGGCCCTGCTGCGCACGTTCAAGAGAAAGCATTTGCTGCACCTGCTGTGCCGTGAATCCCATCTTTCCCAGAGCCAAAATATCATTGATAGTCATGTGAATCATCCTTTCCACCGGCTGGAACCGGTTCTTACATCGACGTGTGTAAAAGTCTTATAAATGCCAATGCCGCCGCTGTTCCCTAAGAAAATCTCAGCAATCGCGGCGACTTCGGCGGGGGTCTTTGTGCGGACAAGCCGGTGCATTTTGTCAAAGTGACCCACCCAGATATCTGCAGCCAGCCCATAAAGATGCTTGCTGCGGGGTGCGCTGCCTTTCTGCTGCCGGTTCCAGCTTGCAGTGCGGAACCCGCTATTGATGTGCACAGCGTCGCCGCACACCTTGCGAATGTTTTCCAGCAGTTCAACAAGTCGGGAATCAACTGCTACAAAATCCTGCCCATCCTTGCACTGAAATTCTGAAAGCCTGAAATGCTCAGACAGACGGATATTGCCGTCAACGCTCATGTAATATACCTTTACCATGGATTCACCCCCTTTCTTGTTTCTGAAAGCAGAACAGGAGCAGAAAGCCCCAGCTGCATAGAGGATGCGGTGTTCTGCTCTCAGAAACGCGGGGGCATGGAAAAGGAAAAGCCAGCCGCGCACCCTTCCGGGGTGTTCCTTTTGTGCGGCTCCCCCGCTCCTTAATCATACATCCTTTAGTCCTTGATGTCAAGATAGTTTCGGGTCTTGAGCAGAGCGGGGACAGACGAAAAATCAACTTGTCCTAAACAAATCATAGGGCGCAATTCAGGGTGTACGGCCTGCAGCTGCGTTGCTGCCTGCGGGCTGCTCCCATAGTGCTCCCTGCTGCTGTGGGGGCTTTCACAGATGTAATAGTGCAATTCGTCCATTTGGTATGCGTACAGCCCAGCGAATGCGAACAAAGGGGACATTCCTTTTAAACTGCGGGGGCGCACGTTTTCAAGGTTATTATACACAAATTGGTTTTCCATTGCCATTTTGTAGAAGTCGCCTTTTCCCGCAAGGTGTTTCATCAAGGCCGTTTGCTTGCGGCGGTCGCTGATACGGTCACTATGCGGCATCGCAATAAACACCCCCGTATCGGTCATGCACCATTCTCGCCCGCTCCTTGACATTTTCGCCACAAGGTCGGTGCATCCCAGCTGTTCAAGAATCGGGCTAGAAATGTCAAAAGCGTTTGCAAGCAACCACATGCGCAAGGGCGGCTTTCCTTCCAGTTCTCTGTTTCCGCACACCGTTACATATGCGTTCAACAGTGCTTCGCCTTCAGCCTTGCGCTTTGCAATGATTCTTTCAGGAATAAATTCATCAAAAACAAGATCTGAAAACACACTGCCATTGAATCCGCGAATGCCTGCAATGGACGGCAGCGCCATGCCAACAGCGCGTTTGTTGCCGATGTGCCATTTCTTGCGCCCATCTTTGTCCTCTTCGTCAGTGTATTCAATATCACCAATTGAATAGGAAATTTTTCCAGCTTTCAAAATGCCAATATCGTAGCCCACAGACTGCAGAGCATTAAAAGGATTCAAATCCGGGTCAGCGGCGACGGCCTGCAGCTCGTTCACGGTGCGGCGCATGTACAAGAAATACTTGTTTTCGTCAAGCATGTATTTTAACGTGCCGAACGTTTTACCAACTTGACGTTTGCCGATAATGATATTGCACCAGCAACCCAAAGCGGCGACAGCCGGGATATTCACCCAACCGTCGCCGGTGTACAGATCAAGCGCAATATCTTTGCTGCGCTTGCTCATGTTTTATACCTCGAGTTCCTCTTCGTCCGTGGCATATGCTTCGCGAACTGCGTTTTCCACGGCCTGCGCGGCATCTTCGGCAAAGTAGACCCGGAAATTGTCGTAGTATTTGCCGTCCTTGCCCTTTTTGGCGCTGGCAGTAATGAAAGTACTCTTTTCGCCCTCAACCAGCCGCATGCCGTACAGGTCAATACCGTACAGCCTAAGGGTGAAAGTCAAACAGTTGTCTGCAACCTGTCGCACGCTGCGCACGACGGCATGCAGATTATGCAGCATTTCCACGGAAACGCGGGGGCCGTCTGCGACTTTCTTAGAGGTGGATGTGTTGTTTTTTGCGAATGCCATAGTATTTTCTCCTTTTGTCTGTCAGTTTATGTTCCACGTGGAACAACTTACTTTGTGGTGTTTGCTGCGATGGTGCGCAACAGGTCGATAATAGTATCCTGCTTCTGCTCGATGGTCTGCAGATGGGAAATTGCAGTGGTCTCGTTCGTCTTGACCTCTGCCATTTCATCCACAAAATTTTCGAAAAAATCGGTCAGCTTTTCGAGAATCTCTTTCAGCTTGTTATTGATGTCCTGCATGTATTCACCCCCTTAGAACATCCAGCGAATAAGGAACTGCAGCCCGGCAGGAGTAGCACGTTCCGGATAAAGTGCGGTCGATGCGTCCGGAAAGATATCCGCGATATGGTGATTGTATGCCTGTAAGTAAACATACAAATCAGAAAGAGACCTTTCACCGAACGCGTGCGGGTCATACGTGGGGGCGAATGGAAAAGCCTGCCGCGCTGCTTCCACCAGCGCGGGACGGGGCAGCGGCTGCTGTGCTCCCAGATTCTGCACAGCGTTCGTCAGCTGCCCTGCAGGGTCGAACACAAGCCCGATAACGTTCCCCGCGATATCTTCCCAGATTTCAACCTTCGTGATACTTGCCATGTGTCATTTTCCTTTCTGTATATCCTTATAAGAAATAGGAACCGGATTTCCATTTCTCCTTTTTGAAATCCCTGCTGTCCGTAGACCTTCACGCTGCCCGACTACTATTTCAAGCCTATGTTTCTTTGGGGTTCGCCCCGGCGGGATTTCCGGTTCCTTTTCCACCTCTATTAAACCACAAATGCGGCTTTAATGTGTTAACAAACTATGAACAATTTGTGAAAACTAGCCACACGTTAACACTGCTAACGCAAGACAATTAGCACCACCGACGAACAGGCATTTACATACCCACCACCCCGGAACAACAAAGCAAATCGCCAAACAAATCGCGTTGAGAACGCATAACACACCACAACACAACATAATATCACAAAATTTCATATTAATACCTCACATTCCATAAGTAAAGAACGTTCGTCAGATACCCGGTATTCACGTTCGGTCATGACGACCCACGACGCGGAAACCGTGGGTTTTGCAAAGTCCGTTCGTTGCCGTATGGGTTCATCATGGTATGCCAGACATTGACCGCCAGCGGGGGATATCAACAGACCATCCCGCAAGTTGTCTATGCTGCCATCAAGAGCCTTTACGCCCGCTCTCTTGTTCACTCCTGCAATCGTGCTTTCAATCGTACCGTCTGCATCAACACAAGCATAGCATTTTGCGTGCAGGAACCGGAAAGCCTGCATTCCGTACCGGTCGTGCGGGTGTTCGTCCTCTGCAACACCAATATAGACTTTGCTGCCGTCTTTCTTTTCAACAACGCAATCGCGCTTCACGCATTGCGCACGGATGACGGCGTTATAGTCGTCAATGGCTGGCTGTTTCTCGCCCTCAAACTTGCAAGAATCGGTGTCCCAGTAAATGACCTTTTCCCATCCAACACGTTTCAGCATATCCCACAGCTTGAGACGAGACAATGATGCAGTCCAAAGGCCCCACAAGAAAGGAAATTTCTTTTCTTGTGATTTCTGAATATCTGCATCATCTTTGCTCTGCAAGTTCATAATCCAGCTCTTGTGCGTGCATTCCAGCGTGTCGGGGTCGCATCCGTATTCATCACGAACAGTTTTTTGTGCGCATGCACCGAAAATGGTATTGACACAAATTTTTGCAAAAGCATAGTCCGGACTGCCTTTCTCTGATTCTTTTACGCGAAACTTTTCATAGATCGTTTTGCGAAAAGAATCCGGCAAGTAATCCAGACGAAATGCCACGCTTTCAACTGCAACTATTTTGTCATAAGTGTATCCATCAATAAACCTTTGGTAGTCATTGGAATCACAATACCAGAACAAAGCATCAGCCCCCAGCACACGCCCGTTGTCTAGCTCATCAAGGCCCGACACGTCGGGGCATTTGCTGAAAGATATACAAGGGTCAGGGCATTCAGGCTTGCACCGGGGATTGATAATGCAAAGTTTAGCAATCCAGCCATACCCGGCCTTGATGAACTTTTTCAAATCTAGTTCCGGCAAATCAGCAGGCAGCGTTACCGGTGCACCGGCTGGAAACTTCCAAAGCAGTTGCTGCGACGGATGAGCGCTCTTGAAATCATAACTGTTGCAATTGGTGTATGTACGACCAGCACGCCAGCGCGTGCCGTGTGTATCGCCGCCTGCCATGCAGTAATATGCAAGCGCCATCTGGTCACGGTCTAGCTGCAGCGCCTTAATAGCTGCCATGCATCGCCTGTCTGGCATGATTTCCTTGCGTACCGCTTCAATAACCATGCCGGTATTGGTGTAGGGAATTGTAGCCTGATTATACCCGTGTTCTGCTTTCAATCGCTCAATTGCTTCGTACAGACCCAGAACATCATTGACACAATACGCAAATTCCGTATCTGTCAAAGGTGTATCAGGAGTACGATAAACAGTATAATCAAGATCACCCGCAAGTTTTGCATGCGCACATCCTTCGGTAGCCCTAGCAAGACTCTTTTGGAACAGCTTAAAACTATCCCTAAATTCTATACCATTATCAAACCGCAAATAAAGGGGCTTGCGGCTTTTCGTGTACAAGCTATCAGCCAGCCCCCAACGCGCCGTTGACAACTGCATAATGTATTGATGCTCATAGCCTAAGTTGTGCACATACAACACAAGCCGGTTCTTTTCATTGATACCCCATTTATCTACCAAAGTCTCAAGCATTTCAGCCCAGTCCTCAAAGTAACGGGGAACTATAACCTCACCGCCAATACAGGTTTGCCAGCTGTATGCAAAACCGTCGGTATCGGTGTTTGTGGTCTCAATATCAAACGTCGCTGTAACGTCCAGATAGCTTGACATGTATTTACGGCCTTTGGTGCGCTTGACTTTTCGCGGACAGGCAAGGCGCGGCAAATATTCATCTGGACATTCACTCACAAAAACGCCTTGCGATTTCCTCATTACGTAATTCTCCTAACATAATCAAGCAGCGCTTGACCTTTTGTCGTTTGGTCGTCCCTGTCTGCTGTTATGATATCTTCCAACACATCCGACTTGTTTCCGGTGATAGCATCATAAATTTTATCACTATCGAAAAGTTTTTCGGCGGCTTTGGTAAAAAACTTCTGCACCGCCATGTCCCATTGCTCTTGTGTGCCCTTGAAACCCCGCTGCACGGCTGTTTGATAGCGTGCATCTTTGATTGCGCGTACACCAGTAACAGTACTACTTTTCATCGTCATAAATTCACGTAACTGCAAATACTGATGCTTGAGCGTCGAACGGTCAGCGGTTTCTTTGGGCCGTTCATTGAAACGCGGCTTGATTTTCCCCGGCATCTGGCTTTGTGCGTACTTGTACGCGCCTGTTTTCGCCGTGTTAATAACGTCGCTCTTTTCGAGAGCACGCAACCGCTGATTTGCTGCTTTTGCGGCCTTGCGAATGACCTTTACAAGCTCTGCCTTTGTAAGCTGGTTCGGGTCGGTAGCATCAGGGCTGTAATAGGCCCATGTTTGCGGCGCGTACTTTGGTAAATGCTTAGCACTTCGTGCCATTATTTATACACCTCGATTCTAAAGCCGTCTCGCGTCTCTGTCAACACACACTCAGCGGCCCCCGCCGTGCATGTGCGGATACAATCATAAAATTTACGAATCTCGCGGGGGTCTACATACAAGCAGCTTGACGCACACCATGCATCTTTATCGCTCTGGTACACGTAAATGTGACATACTTTAAATGCCGCCTTGTTTCTTATGGTCATATTTGTTATATCTCCCTTCTCGATGCTGCCAATGTCGCAAGGCATTGCGATACTCAACAAAACCTTTGTCCGACGCATACGCTATCAAGATATCGTGCTTTTCATCGTATCGGGCCAAACGGATTTTGATATTCTGCCCGATATCGCCTAAACGACTAAAATAGTCGTTCATGACTTCACCCCCGCCCCACAACACGCGGCAGCGGGTCAGGTGGTCGGACGTTCCTAAAGTGAACTTGTGATATTCTCGTAATGTCATACAATTTTCACCTCTTCTGTGTCTCCGGTCTTGATATTGCGGCGCATGTACCCAACACGCCAGCCAAAGCCGTTATATGATTTCAGAAATATCCAGTATTCATAGCGTCCGTATATTACATGATTTTCTTCGTTCAGAAAACGGATGTATTCAACTGGCAGTTTAATTATTTTCATCTTGTACACACTCC